GACTTGACTACATCTTTGTTTACATGGGAAGCATCTACGGAGCCTCATTTAACCGGCATTGGGAAGGCATGGAACTTGGGGTTGTAAGACAGGTTTGGCAAGAAACCCTTGGTGCTTTTTTGACGTACAAGCCAAGTCTTGATTTTGCCTTGCGAAAGATGAATGAAGACTATCCTCCCAGTGCTATCAAGTTTCGTAATTTGTGCAACTCTGGTCCTGAAATCCCTGTAAAGCCTGTTCCTCAAATCACAAAGCAGCGCACACAGGCCGAAATTCAAGCCACAGAGGTCGCAAAAGCCAAAGCCAAGGCATTGCTGGCTCAACTTAAGGAAGGACGTTTGTGAAGCCAACACGCCAACAAATTATTCGTGAGTTGCTGTTAAAGCACCCTCACGGCTTAACCCGGCAAGAATTGTCGGACCAATTGAGCATCCACATATCCAACGTCAAGACTGCAATCAAGGGAATGCCTGACGTTTATGTTGACCGCTGGCAGATGGGTGGTCGTGGTCAATACCAAAAGGTTTATTGCGTGGTGTTTGTCCCTGAAGACTGTCCACATCCAAAAGACAGGGTTTACACCAATACAAGACCGGCAACTGTTTGGAGACAATTGCAAGCATGACACACACATACGCACTTAAACGGCTTTTAGAGCATGGCGAACTTTCAATCAGTGAGATGTTTGAAATCACTGGCTGGAAGAAAAAGCAAGTCAGCAGAACTGTCGAGTATTTGCAAAAGCAAAAAATCATTCGCAGATACCCCAAAATGAAATGGGGGTTGATTGCGCTTAACCCGTACCCGTATGAGTGACAGATACCAACTAGAACTTGGTGAAGCCCGAGTTTTGCTTTGTACTTATCAAGTGCTGAAGCAAAAAGTGTTGACCGAAAAACGCATCAAATATTTGGAAAAAATATATGGTGTTGGTTCGGTGGCCCGTATTCGGTCTTATATGGTCAAGTTGCAAAGCGGTGAATTAGAGTAGAATTTAGGCAACAGCTACTTTTAGCGGGGGAAAAGACGATTCATCACCGTCCTGCTGTTGTTTTTCAGTGATGACTTCCACCAATGATGAGGTGCGACATGATTACGCAACAAGAATTGCTAGATGCTTTCCAATATAAAGATGGTAATCTTTATTGGAAGTTTTCAAAACAAGGTGTTAATGCAGGACAGCTTGCAGGCGCTAAACACAAAACAGGTTACGTTCAAATTCAATTAAACAGAAAATTTATGTATTCTCATAGGGCAATTTTTCTTATGCACTATGGGCATCTTCCTAAATTTATAGATCACATAGATGGAAATCCATCAAATAATAAAATTGAAAATTTAAGAGAAGCAACGGCATCTCAAAATTGTTGGAATCAAAAGTATAAAGGCTCTGCAAGTGGCTTTAAAGGTGTCACATGGAACAAGCAATACAAAAAATGGCAACCACAAATTAGTGCTAACAATAAAAAATTTTATCTTGGTAAGTTTTTAAATTTAAATGACGCAATTTTGGCCTATCAAAATGCCGCTGAAAAATTGCATGGAAAATTTAGGACAAATACATTGAAACTGCAATCAGGAGAATTGGAATGAACTGGCCTTTTCCACCACCATCAGGTCCAACGCCTTGGACACGCAAGCAAATTAAGCAGTACGCCAAGCAACAACGTGAACAAGCTGGTGAGGCTCCGTTATGACACCCTTAATAAAAGAAATGGTCAAGATGGTTTCAGTTGCCAATCTTGACCCTACGCAAATGCAATGGTTTGATGTGACGGGCGCAATTAAAGAATACAGTGGCATAAGCCCAAAACAGTATTTGCTTAATCCTGCTCCATACAAAAACATGATGCTTTGTCTCAGAACTGAGCAAGCTGATTACATGCTGTCTGTGCTTTCTGAAGACCAAGCAACAATTGTTACTGGTTGGGCAATGTATCCCAAAGGATATAAAGCACTTGGTTCGTTTTTGTTTTCAGAACATGAAGGTGAAGCAAAAGCTGGCCCTGTTGGAGAACCAATAGACCCTCAACATCAGCATTCAATGGTTTCCATTGTTGCTATGTTTTACGCATCATTGGACATGAAAGTCCAAGCGTATATGGCAACGCCACACAAGGCTAATGCAAGTCGCGCCAAACGTGGATTAAAGCCACTGTACGACTGGAATACGGTTGTAATTGAACCATCTAAGCCAAAGAACGAGCCACAAGGTGGCACACACGCAACTCCGAGAAGACATCAAGTGCGTGGTCATTGGAGAACATATAAATCTGGTAAGCGTGGTTGGGTCAAGGAATGTTGGAAGGGTGACGCAAGCAAAGGCGCAGTTTTTAAAGATTACAAAATAAAGGAACAAGATGAGATACGCATCTAGGCGTGATGCCAATGAAGCGCAAATTGTCAGTGCTTTGCGTTCTGCTGGCGCTTATGTGTGGGTTATAGGCTTGCCGGTAGACATTCTTGTTGGCTACAACAACCACACATACTTGGTTGAAATTAAAGATGGCCCTAAAAAGCGTTTAACGAAGCTACAGCAAGACTTTTTTGATAATTGGCGCGGTGGTACGTTGTGCCGCATTGATGGCCCTGAAGCGGCTTTACGCATGATTGGGGTATCTAAATGATTCATTATCACGGTATGCCGATTACGCCAGCTACTGCCGCAGTATCTGCTATTCAAGCGGGACATGGTTTTGTTTCGTTTCAGCATCCAGACCAACTTGGGGTTGCAGCCGAAGTATGTCAATCTTTTGCTGTTGACAATGGGGCTTTTAGCGCATGGAAAAGTGGCAATCCAAGAACTGATTGGTCTGAGTTCTATGAGTGGGCATTTATGTGCAAAAAAATGCCTAACTGCGACTTTGCAGTAATTCCAGACGTAATTGATGGGACAGAAGAAGACAACAACAAACTTGTTCGTGCTTGGCCTTTAGGCAACTTCTTTGGCGCACCTGTTTGGCACATGCATGAGTCAATGAGTCGGTTGTCATGGCTTGCAAGAGATTTTCACCGTGTTTGCATTGGTTCATCTGGTGAGTTTGCCGATATTGGTAATTCAAAATGGTGGGGACGCATGGCAGAAGCAATGAATGTTGTTTGCCCTGATGGATCGCCAATTTGCAAACTTCATGGCTTGCGTATGCTTGACCCTGAAATATTTACAAAACTGCCTTTTGCATCTGCTGACAGCACAAACATTGGTCGAAACATAGGAATTGACAACAATTGGAAAAACGGCAATTACCCACCGCCAACAAAAGAAGCAAGAGCAATGGTTATGAGGCAAAGAATTGAAGCACATAACTCAGCGCAAAAATGGATCAAACAACCAATACAGGAAACATTAATATGAAAATATCAATTGCAATTTACGCATTAGCAATGACAGCCGCCAACTTGTCGATTTCACATTTTGGCCCTTGGGTTTCACCTATCAACTCTTTTTTATTTATCGGACTTGATTTGGCTTTGCGAGACTTGTTGCATCAACGGCTTAAAGCGTGGCAAATGGGTTGCTTAATTGTTGGAACTGGTTTACTGACATACATTTTGAACCCTGCCGCTGGAATGATTGCAATTGCTTCCGCTGTGTCATTTACTGCCGCATCTGTTGTTGATTGGGTTGTGTTTGCCAAAATCACTGGCACATGGATTAAACGAGCCAACGGAAGCAACATTGCTGGCGCTGCTGTTGATAGTGTTGTTTTCCCAACATTGGCTTTTGGCGTTTTGATGCCTGAAATCGTTGCCATGCAATTTGCCGCCAAAGTTGGTGGTGGTGCTTTTTGGGCTTATGTAATATCAAAGGTCAAACATGAAGCCTGACCCAAAAAGCCGTGAACAAGAAAAACTTTACCACTCAATAATTGGGCAGATCGCCAAGCAAGCAATGCTTCATGGAAGTCGGTGGACGCAAGAATCATGGAAGCGATTCCTGATTGACCAATGGGCGCATGAAAGCGGTGAAATGTCCAGCATCAGCAAGATCATGCCAAGCATTGATGGCGAACGAGTCGTCCAGCTTGGACATCAAAGCAGACGCTTTACCAAAGAGCAAGCCATCAGTTTTACGGAATGGTTGCTGTATTGGGCAAGCACAAATGGAGTGACGATTGATGATGTATCCAAAGCATAACTACGTCAGAAGCAAAAAGCTGCTTGAGAACGCTAGGCTGATTCCGTGCCAGTGCTGCAAAGCTGATGACGGAACTGTCGTAGCAGCGCACACCAATTGGGGTGGTGGCAAAGGGCGCAGTATTAAGGCCGATGACAACCTAATTGCCAGCCTGTGCTTTGCTTGCCACAGCCTTTTAGACCAAGGCAGCAAAATGTCAAAAGCCGAGCGCATGGCTATGTGGTTTGATGCACATTACCTAACCGTCCATGTTCTAAAAATTCGTGGTCTTTGGCCTGACGATGTTCCGTTACCCAAGGGTTTTTCCTAATGTGCAATTTTTTTGCTTTCCTGATAATGAAGGCATCAGCAACAAGATAGGAACATGACATGAAAATAATTGAATCGTATACGACAGAAGAGTTGGGTAGAACAATGCCAACTGGACCATTAAAAATGGTCACGGCTCGAGAGCATAACCTTCGCTTTTATGCGTTTGATACCACCGATGTGTGGACTGATGATGGTTGGCTTATTACTGCCGTTAAAAGTGATGGCTTCACGCACTTTATGCGTAAAGGTCGGTGGGTGCGATTGGCAATGCTGCCACCAGACACAATGCTTCATTACAAGCCCGATGCCAAAACATCTTTTATGTTGGGAGAGCAAGAATGAACTACACAGCAATTGCCTCGGCTATGAGGGCCGAAATCGAAAGCCCTCAACGGCTTTACATGCCCAACAGTCCCGGCGCATACGTTCGGGATAGGTTGTTCAAAGAATGCTTGTGGGAAGAAGCAGCCTATTTTTGGGGTTGCTATTGCTCGCGTACTTTCAACAGCCATGAGTTGAACAGTCTTTACCTTGAACTTGAGGCGCTTGCGGCGCACGAAACAATGCCCGATTGGGGTACGAAAGGAACGTGATGACACAGGCACAAAAAGTTTTCGAGGCCATCATGAGGACGAAGGGCCACACTGACTTTAAAACAGCCAAGGGGCGTTATACAAACACCAATTTGCATGTCAGGTGGAGTTACTTCCAACTTGGCTGGGAGATGCGCGAGGTGACAAAATGAGCAAAGAAGCACTGGCAAACGAAGCTCTCGACAAGAAGGCAGAGAACGCCAAAGCGTTGGGGCTGGACTATGAGCCAGCACAGCCATACAAAGGCATTGCGGATCACATCAATCAGGCCACCAATGGCAGGATGCGGATTGACCCTGTAACTGGTGACGTAGGGATTGGCA